GTGCAACAATAGCAAACGAACATTACATTGCCTATGATGCACCTATTGGTTCTAATGATTCTGTTACTTGGACTATTGGTATGACTGTTGATGCAGCAGATGTTGTTACTGTTTATGCGTCTACAGCGAACTTGTCTGTTAATATCTTCGGAGCGGAGATTGCGTAATGGGTGTTAAATCAGCAACGGCTTTTGGTTTATCTAGTGGTTTAGAACCTGGAATGGTTTTACTGAATACGACTAGTTTTAGTGCAGTAAGTTCTCAATCTATAAATGATGTGTTTAGTGCAACTTATACAAATTATTTTATTTCATTAGAAACAGATGCCAGCGATGCAGACCAAGGTTTGAATATGCGTTTGAGAGTTTCTGGGTCAGATAATTCTTCAAATAATTATCGTTGGTCTAATGGTTATGTTGTGACTGATGGTACTGCTTCTGTTACTGGTCAAAACAGTAATGGATTAGGAAATGCTTTTAGAATTGGTGCAGTAAGCAGTTCTGCTAGAAATTTTGCAAAATTTGATTTATTTAATCCTTTTACTGCTGAAGAAACTGGTTTTTTAGGACAATTTTTTCAAAAATGGGGTGCTAATTCAACTACTCATTTTTCGGGTGGCATTATGTCTGTCACAACTTCTTATACAGGTTTTACTTTGATTCCAGGTGCAGGAACTATAACAGGAACTGTGAGTGTGTATGGCTACAACAAATAAAACCAAAAACAAATTCAAGGTGGTATTAAATGGCTAAACAAGCGTACGTGTATTCTGGAACCGACTGGGTTCCGTTGGCTTCTGAGGTTACTAACCTTTCAGGTTATCAGACTAAGGCATTGAACCAGTTTGCTCACAGAAATCTTATTATTAATGGTGATATGCAGATTGCACAGCGTTCATCTTCTGTTGCTTCTATTACTACTGGTGGTTATATAACTGCTGATAGATGGGCTAGTACTGTTAACACATTAGGTACTTGGACACAATCTGTAGAAAACGATGCACCAACAGGTTCAGGTTTTCGTAAATCTTTAAAGATGCTTTGCACTACAGCAGATGCTTCACCTGCTGCTGCTGATGTACTTGGTATTTTTCAAAATATAGAAGGTCAGAATCTTCAACACCTTAAAAAAGGTACTGCTGCAGCAGAACAATTAACTCTTTCTTTCTGGGTTAAATCAAACGTTACTGGTACATATATTGTTTACGCATACGATAATGATAATAATCGTCAAGTATCAAAATCATACACAATAAATGCTTCAGGAACTTGGGAATATAAAACAGTTACTTTTCCTGCTGATACTACTGGTGTTTTAGATAATGATAATGCTTTATCTTTACAAATAAATTTTTCTTTAGGTGCTGGTTCTAATGAAACATCTGGAACTTTACAAACTACTTGGGGAACTTATGTTGCTGCAAATAGTCGTGTTGGTCAAGTTAACCTTGCATCAGCAACCAGCAACTACTGGCAGGTTACTGGTGTTCAACTTGAGGTTGGTGATACTGCTACACCTTTTGAGTTTGAACCTATTAATGTAGAATTAAGTAAATGTTTTAGGTATTATCAAGAAATTCCAAGTATGGGAACTAGATACTTTGTTACAGGTTATCAAGAATCTGCATATCTTTTTGGACAATTGCAATTTTTAACAAGAATGAGAACAGATGCAACCATAACTGCCCCAGCCGCTAATACATTTGATATATGGGGAGTAGGTGCCCCTTCGAATATAAATGTTCAAGGAACAAATACTGATTATGCTTCTATTAGATTTGATAAAAGTGGATTAACTAATTATTATTCTTATGTTCTTCAAGGCAACGGTTCTACATTCTGGAAGGTAAGTGCAGAGTTATAATGTATAAAATATTAAATGTACCAACATCAGCGATGATTTATCGTATATCTGATGAGGCTTGGATTCCATCAAATGAAGCAAACGCTGATTACCAAGCATATCTTGCTTGGGTAGCAGAAGGTAACGAAGCGGAAGAGGTTGAACAATAATGGCAGCAGTACCAATATACGTATGGAACGGAACAGCCTGGCAAGAAACAGGACCAACCATCCCAGCAAACCCAATCAAATACCAAGCAAGTGCCCCATCCAGCCCCTCCACAGGGGATATTTGGGTTGATTCTGACGCTGATGTGACAACAGGTTCTCAACAGTTCCAACGTTTTCGTTTTGTGGCTTCTGGTGGTGAAACAACTATTTCTGGTGCTGATGCTAATGGTGCTGTTTTGGCTTACACAGCAGGTTTGGAGCAGGTTGTTTTGAATGGTGCTGTGCTTGTTCGTGGGTCTGATTATACAGCAACTAATGGTACAAGTATTACAGGTTTAAGTCCTGCACTGGTTGCAAGTGATGTGTTGGAAGTGTTTTCTTTTATTGCTTTCACTGTTGCTAATACTTACACACAGTCACAAGTTGATGGGTTGATTGCTGCTGCTCCTGGTATGAAACTTATTGTTCCTACTTCTGCAACTAACGGTACTGTTGGTGCAACTGGTGCTGTTACTTTTACAGGTGTTACAAGTGTTTCATTAAACGGTTGTTTTAGTTCAACTTACGATTCATATAAAGTTTTAGTAGATATAACTGCTTCTAGTGCAAGTTCTGATTTAAGTTTTAAGTATAGAACTGCAGGTACTGATTTAAGTGGTACTTACTATGGTGGCTTTACTGGATTAAATCATTCTGGAACTGGAGTAACTTGGGCTATCAATAATAGTTCTGGTGCTAAAGTCGCTGAATTTAATACTTTTACTAAAAGAGCAGGATTTGTTGACTTATCTTTATCTGGTCCATTTTTATCAGATACTAAAAGTGCTACTTGGAATGTTGTTTGCGTTCATACTTCAACTCAAACTGGTATGGGTGGTGCAGGTGGTGTTGGTTATGATACTGCAGGAAGTGCTAGTGATGGTATTTCTTTCATCAAATCTTCTGGAACTATGAATGGCACTATCCGTGTTTACGGTTACAAGAATTAAAGGAGAACAATAAATGACTAAGGCTCGTGATTTAGCAAACGGTGGATTCGGTTTAGTTCTTGTTAAACCTTCTTCTGTTGTGAATGGTACGGATAATGGTAAGGGTACTGTAAGTTTCAGTGCTGTTGGAAGTGTGTCATTAAACAATGTATTTAGTTCAACATATGATAACTATCGTATTATGATAACTATTTCAACTAGCAGTAACAATGATGGAAACCAATTTATCAGAATGAGAAATGCTGGTTCTGATAAATCAACAAATACTTATGTTTATTCAAGTTGGGTAAAAGCAGCAGCAGGAAGTGATATATCTTATACTAGTGGTACAGATTCACTTGTTAAACTTGGTGCACAAGACAACGTTGAAAAAGGTGGACAGTCATATTGTATAGATATTGTTTCACCATTTTTAGCACAATTTACAAGAATGAATTGTAATGTAACTATGCAAAATGATGGTGGTGCTTGGGGTGGTGGTATAGTTTCAGGTTTACAATTTGAAAATACAAGTTTTGATGGTTTTACTTTACATACACAAAACGGCACATTTACAGGAACAGTTTCAGTTTACGGTTACAACAAATAAGATAAGGAACACCTAGTGGCTTTATCAAGCACAATCAGAACACTTCGTTCAAGAGATATAACAGACGCAATCCCATTCAACGTGGGACAACCATCTTATGTTTCTGACATTTGGACAAACACAACTGTTGCATACGATGTTGCAATCGGTGGTCTACCATTCTTCTACGGCATCTCCAACGAGAGACCATACGAACGCCAGACTGCACCGTACAAAAAACAACAGTTTGATAACAGTAAAGAACCTGGTGAGCAAACACTTGAGGGTTGGTGGATTCGTTCCCAATCATCTTTTCATCGTGGTGCAGGTATTACTTTCTTTGACCCTTCTGCTGGTGAAGAAGTTGAGTACCGTTTCTCAGACTCTGAAGGTATTGATGTTTGGACTAGAGGTCAGGTAACTCTTCTTAAGAAGGTTACAGCAGGGCACGCAACCACAACATCTTCACAGAAGATGCGTTCAATAAAGTATTCTAACACTAATGCTGTGCTTGCTTTGGATGGTCACGATGTTGACAAACTTCTTGCAGATGGAACAGTTGTTCATTTCGTTGACTATAACTCTGGTTCAGATGACCCTGTTTATGCTATCTGTGATGATGGTGCAACAGCGTACTGGGCAACTAACGACATCAATGCTGGTACTAATAAGGCACACGTTTACAAAAAGGCTTTAACTTTAACTTCTGCTGATGCTGACACTTTAATGTTCAACATCAACTCATACACTTTTACTGAAGGTAAAGTTGCAATGGAATGGGTTAAAGGACGTATCATTCTTTGTGCAGATAACAAAGTTTACGAACTAACCCCTTCTACTTCATCTCTTCCTTCACCAATATTTACACACCCATCAACAGGTTACACTTTTACAAGTATCACCGAATCAGGTGCAGCAATCTATGTGGCAGGATACTCAGGTATCCAATCAGCGATTTACAAGTTTAGTTTAACAACTGCTGGTGCTATCACTTCGCTAACATCTGCTGTTGTGGCAGCCGAAATGCCTATCGGTGAAATCATTCACAGCATCAAATACTATTTAGGTTATATGGTTATCGGAACATCTAAAGGTGTTCGTATAGCCCAGGTTTCTGTTGATGATGGTTCCATTGCTTATGGTCCACTGATTTCTGAAACCGAACAACCTGTTTACGATTTCACTTTTAGGGACAGATATGTTTGGTTTACTTCTAAAGTTAATGGTAAGTCTGGTTTAACACGTATTGATTTGGCTGAACAAATCAGTCCTCTTCGTTTCGCTTACGCTCACGATGTGTTCACAGATGCCTCAACCAATACAACCACAGGTTGTGCTTTCATTGGGGACAGTGACCAGATTGCTTTCTCTGTTGCAAACAACTTTTTCTATGTTCAATCAGCCACAGACTTTGTAACTTCAGGTTATCTAAGAACAGGGTTCATTCGTTACGGAACATTAGAACCTAAGAACTTTAAACGTGTACGTGCACGAGGTGTTTATGATACTGGTGGTTTGTTAATCTCACCTGTTGGTCCAGATAACACAGTGTATGAAACAGCAATCTATAACTCTGTTATTGGTACACCAGAGGTTAACATTATTAACCCTCCTGGTTCACAAGAGTTTATTGCTATGAAGTTTACTTTAAGTTTATATAAAGACCCAACTGATACAGGTTCAACATTGGACACTACTGGTCCAACATTTAAGGGTTATCAAGTTCGTGCACTACCTGCAACACCAAGACAACATCTAATACAACTACCTTTGTATTGTTACGATGTTGAAACAGATAGGTACAATGTGCAGGTTGGTTACGATGGTCGTTCTTGGGAACGTATCCAAGCGTTAGAGGATTTGGAATCCACAGGTGATGAGGTTATCTTCCAGGATTTTACTACTGGTGAACAGATAACTGTTGTTATTGATTCTGTTGGTTTCCAAAGAGCAACACCACCTTCTGGAGGTTTCTCTGGTTTTGGTGGCAATCTTACAGTTATAGTTAGGGAAGTTGGATAAATGAAATTAAGTATTATTAAAGATGTAGTGTTTCGTTCTATTGCTTTGTTTTTAACAATGGCATTACCTGCTATTGGTGCTGGTGCTTTCGCTGGTGTCGAACCAGTTAACTCTGCATTAATTGCTGGTGCCCTTGGTGTATCTAAGGTTATTACAGATTTAGCCAAAGCATTCTTAGATGATGGACAACTTACAAAAGAAGAAGTTGATGCAATATTTAAGAAAGCCAACAAGAAATCTGAAGGCGGCAAATAAGAATGAGTTTACCAATTAAGAATGGTAAAATCACCACACCTTATAACAAAAAAGGTAATATGTGGAAATCAGGTTTTCATACTGGTGTCGACTTTGCAGTTCCTGAAGGAACAGAAATCATTGCAACTGTTGATGGAAAAGTTTTAGCCAACAACTGGGGTAAAGCATATGGCACCCAACTGATTGTTGAATCTAAAATTGGTGATAAAAAAGTGTGGATGATTTACGCTCACCTTTCTAAATTATTAGTTAAAGTTGGTGACAAGGTTATCAAAGGACAAGCGATTGCTAAGTCTGGTAACACAGGTAATTCATCTGGTCCACATTTGCATTTCGAGGTTAGAGATAATGTTAGATGGTCTGCTGGTAAACCAGTTGACCCTAAAGAAGTCTTAGAAGCATAATTGTTTAGCCGCTTCATAGCGGTAGTAACAATTGGGGTGTTAACTACTTTAATAGCATCACCATCTTATTCAGATGATGTGACAATTAATCTTGACCAATCAACACCTTATGTTGACATACCAGTAACTGTTACTGAACCAGTTGATGCAACTATCAGTACTGTTACTGGTACACCTCAAACTAATCCTGGGTTTATTGATTCTTGGATTGAAGTGTGGCAGGGTTTAAATAAACTTCGTGCAGATGATGACAGTGCTCATAGTGCTAGCAATGTGTTAGCATCCATCATCAATATGCCTTTGCAAGTTGGTGAATACTTTATTCGTGCAACATCCTTTGCTTATATGTGTTGCAATGCACGTCCTGCTGGTACTTATTTATTGTCTACTAACTTAACAGTAGCCATACCTTCACCAACACCATCACAGATATCCCCAACACCGACAGTGTCGCCAGAGCCAACGCCATCAGAAAGTGTGACTCCTTCACCTAGTCCAACCCCAACTCAGACTTCATCTTCGCCAACTCCTGAGCCAACGCCTGAGCCTTCTTTTCCTTCTCCGTCACCGTCTGATATTCCTGTGCCATCAGAATCTCCAGAGGTTCCAGTTGGTCCAGTTCCAGAGCCAGACGAGCCAGACCTTGAACCTTTTGTAGAGTTAGTAGAGCCCTTTGAACTTCCGTCTCCAGATGTTCAAGATACTTTAGAAGAAGTTGTTGATTCGTCATTTAACGATTTCCCTTCTTCTTTGGAGAACGACTTACCTTCATTGGAAGAGACTTTACCCATTGACGAAACTGAATCTCTTTTTGAATTTCTTCCAGAGTTTTCACTAGAAGCATTGCAAGAAACGTTCCAACAAATATCTGAAACCATAACTGCTGCATTTGAATCCGTTCCTGGTGGTGAGCAAGTACTTGCCGCCGCCGAGTTTGTAGGGGAGCAATTCACTGCTGCCGCAGAGTTTGCTACCAATCTTGGTACCGAGTTTACACCTGAAGAGCGCGAACAGGCTCAGCAGGTAATTCTTGGTGCTGTAATCGTAACACAATTAGCATCCCCTAGGAGGATAAAGTAATGAGAATCGCCAAATTTATTTGGAAACACCTCGATGCCTGGGCTGGGGAAGCCTTTACTTTGGCTGGGCTTTTGATAGCATGGATTGTACTCCCACCAGGGGATAGCCGAAACGTTGTAGGAATAGTTTGTGTTGGGGCACTTGCTGTTTGGACTTTGTTTAAGGTTACTTTAGATACGGATGATGATGCCTAAGATTTATGGGCCTTATAAGGGTTCTAAACAGAATAAAGGTAGACCGATTTACGTTGTTAAGACCAAGGGTAAAACAACTTCTGTCAACAAAGCCCGAAAGGACTATGAGGACAGGAACGGTAAACTTCCTAGAGGTACTGATGTTGACCATAAGGACAACAATCATAAGAATGATTCTAAGAGGAATCTTAGAACGTTACCTCATGGTAAGAATACTGCTAAGGAGAATAAACGCAGGGCTAAGAAAAAGAAGTAACGCCTGTTTTTGTTCCTGAACCAAGGAGATAGATGCTAGTTGAAGCATTAACTCTACTTGTCTTAAAGACACCATATAAAGATATGGGTCCTACACCTATTCAATGGCAAACGTTGAGGATGTGTGAGTCAAGTAATAGAACGAATGCTGTCTCTAGAACTGGTAAGTACCGTGGTCTTTATCAGTTTGATTTACCCACTTGGGAATCTGTTGGTGGTAAAGGAGACCCTGCTAAGGCTACAAGGGCTGAGCAACATAAGAGGGCAATGATATTGCACTCTGAACGTGGCTGGAAACCTTGGCCTGAATGTGGCAAAGTTGCTGCAAAAATTGAATAAAGTATTATAAGGAAAAGAGACCGTGTAGCCCCAACTACACGGTCTCTTTTTTTGTTTATAGGTTACTGATACGTTTCTTTTATTACTTGTTCTCTTGATTTGTTTGCATAGTTTAACCAATGTGATTTAAATGATTCGTTGCGAGTTTCTTTTTCTTTATCAAACTCTTCACCATTTAGTTTACTGATTTCACTTGGCATGAAATAAGAAAAGTATAAGGGTATCTTTTTGGAAACAATTCTATTAGTGTTCCAGAAAGGATAAGGTTTCTTATCTATTGTCTTTTCCAATTCTCTACAGGGTTAAGTAAATCTTTGTGAATCATTCTACCATACTGCATCTGTGTTCCCTTTTCCCAACCTTCTGCTGCTGGTATCCATCCAAGTATTTCTACTTCACGGAACTCTTTAGGTACAGGTATAACACCGAAGATTATTAAACCTTCTTTTTTTAAATCTTTTTCTCTAACTGCTGGACCATCTTGTGTTCTAACTCTACGAACTTCAATGTTAGTACCAACATCTGCTAAGTCTTTGTACTTTGCATGGTCTGCGCCTTTCCAAATGCTTGCTGACCAATACTCGTTGATGGCTTTGGCTACCGCAAGTTCACCTATTGCTGCGGCAACTTGTGCTGTTCTGTTATCTTCCATCTTCTTTGGGTCGTAGTGTGGTGCATCAGGTTTACCCCAATTGTTTGTATATCTTCTGATACCGATAGTACTTGCGTATTCGTATTCCCATGACTCTAATTTAATTATCATTATTCTCCAAGTAGTCTTCTTCGGGTAAACAGTTCCAACAAAATCCTTCGTATAATCCTTCTTCTTCCTGACAGAGGGTACAAGGTGGGAAAGGTTCTCTATCTAAAGGTGTTGCTGGTGTTACTAACGAACCGCATTGTCTACACTCGGCGTCTTCTAAACCGTATGCCGAAGGCATGTATCCAATTTCGTCAAACATTACTGACATACGAAACCAATTACTATTACAATTAGGGCACGTTGGTGTTGGTATGCCACGGTAGTCGTACTTGTTTTTATTCTTGGGTTTGTTCGGCATCTTGACTTTTCTTGTAATCATTGTCAACGAATGGTCGAGGTCCACCTAGTTCATCTATGAGTGCTTTCATAGCCCTGTCTACACGTTTACGTGCAGCATCAGCACTTATCTTTAACTCATTACCGACATCTTCTAGAGATGTTGATAAGGAACCAAATCTAAGTCTTAAAACATTTTGATGACGTTCATCAATTGATTCGTATGCTTGGGATATGTCTGCTCTCACAGCCAACCACGTGTTGCCTTCCGAGACAACACTTCTGTTTGGTCTGTAGTTAACATCGTTAACACCTATTGGTATAAAATATGATTCAGTTAAAATGTATGGAAGGAACTCTTCAATAATTGCTGGTTCATAATAGAATAAGTCTTGCACTTCGTAGCCAATAACTTTTGCTTTTTCTTTTGTGCAATACTTTTGTGCAGCGTTACGAAGTGAACGATTAATTAACTTGTTTTTATCTTTCTCGGAATGGTTTGTTTCCCATTCGTTTAACTTGTTGTTGTGGGTTATAAACCAAACCCATAGTTCTTGCTTGATGTCGTCGGCGTCTAGCATCTGATATCTTTTGCTATATTCGTATGAGATGTGAGTTACTAGACCACCGTAGTTGTCTAAATAATGTTGCACTATGTCCCTTTATGGGTTTTGATTTTAGTCTTCCTGACTAGGAACTCCATGCCATTTGCCTCGGAGTACCATAAGGGCAATTGCTGAATAGTTTAACAGGTCTATAAAGGAATCTTCTATAGGCTCATTCTTTGGCGTGTCTTTTGTTTCATATATTAGGTGATTAAGTCTGGCTATCTTGTCATGCATTCGTACAAGAAGCCCATTTAAAGCCCCTCCAGGGGCACTAGCAATGTTTTTAGGACCGTAGTCTAGTTGCTTCTTGACTAACAGTTCCCATGCTTCATTGTATATTGCAATAGATTCGAACTTAAAGTTCTCAATATCATAATCCATCCATGAACTCCTTAAGGTCGTTATCAAAATCTGCTGTTGATATTAGGGTAACGTATTCTTGCATCCTGTCATTGGCTTCTTTAGTGCTACCTGCCTGCACCCATGAGCCAATGATGTCTAACATTACTAAGGCTTCTTCTTGCTTTCCTTCTTTAACTGTGTAATAAATATCAGCCAACATTCTGAATATTGGTATCGGACCTGTTGTTGAATTAAGTTGTGCTGCTGCTAATGGTTTATCTTCAAACTGTTCGTAAATAGATTCATTAGATTTCCAAGACTGCTTTAATCTTGTCATTAATGTACTGTGCTCCATATTTCTGAAAGACACTGTTTACATCCTCTCCTAGTGGCATCTGCAAGATGCGCGTTGTGTTTAAACTTCTTTGTATTCTTTTGCCAAACTCCATGCCAGCATCGTCACCGTCTGCTAAGACAATGACTGTATCGAAATCTTCGAATACTCTTGGATAAAATTTCTTCCAAGACGTCGCACCTGGCGCACCAACCGTCGGGTGCGATGTCGTCGCAGCCATAGTTATTGTATCCATTTCACCCTCACAGATACATACATATTGTTTTGCTTTAAACAATGCTTCAACATTGTATAAAGTTGTTTCCGCCGAAGGTAAACCTAAATACTTAGGTTCTTCTCCGTTTAGTGAGCGGAATCGGATATCAACTACACCACTTCTTGTGATGTATGGAATTGAAAGTCGTCCTTGATATTGTTCATGACTCGGTAGTGGGTCTTCCACGACGCCCAGGTGGAACTGATTTGCTGCCTCCTGAGATAGTCCTCTCTCTGCCAAATAAGGTAACGCTTTTTCTACTGTCGTAGCGTACTGATGTGCTGCCTTGATTAAGAATTGTTTCTGCGATGGTGAGAGCCTCACGAAATGTTACCCCTTCTTGTTGTTGAATAATATTATATGCACTGCCTTTAACGTCGCAAGCAAAACATACAAACGTGTTGTCGTCAAAGTTTACTAAACCTGAGCGAATTGAATCATCATGAAAACAACAACGCATACTACTTTTACCCCACTGACGTGATGGTACCTTGCCGCCGTAATGTTTTAGTATTGGTCCAATAGGTGGGTTTTCAACACTAGCCATCAATATATCCTGCATCTTTTAACAGATACATATACATCCAGAATGGCATTGAAGCATACCATTCGCTGACATCAGTTGTTCCCTTACGTTTATGAATCACTGCACCTGTCTCAGCGTTAGCGTTCTCTACTTCTACTTTTAATTCTTCCATCCACTGACCAAGTGTCATAGTCTTATGGTTCTTTACTTCAAGTACCACATCAAATATTCCTGAGATGTCACCTTTATCTAGTGCACCTGTTAGTGCACGTCTTTCAGCAGGTATCTTCCACTTATCTTTAAGATAATTTACTACAGCAGTTTCAGCAGATGTTCCTTTTTGCTTTGACTTACTCATCTTCTTCCCACTCTTTACCATCTAGGGACATACATTGACTGCATAGTATTGCCCAACCATAGGCTACTTGCCCACCGTCCATGCCGCAACGTTCACATCTGACTACAACATAGCCAGAATCGTTCTCATTCTCCAGTGGTAACATCTTTTAACTGCATGCATGCTGGGTCAAATGAAAGCATCGTGAAAGTTCTACCTGTTGAATCTGCTCTACCATATCTATTCTTAACAGCAGCCACACACAGATAATTTCTTTCCCCTACTTCTTGTTGTCCGATAGTAAGAATTAGTGCAGGGATTTGGTTAACCATACCTTGTACAGCAGACCTTGGTTGACAAGGTGTTGCGTCAAAAGATTCCTTTGTATGATGCAAGATAAGTACACAAGCATTAGTGTCGCGTGCTAAATACTTTAACTCTTTCATTGCAGCACGCATACCTGAGAACTCTTCCATACCATCCATTGCAATATCCATAAGGTTATCTACCACTATAAGAGTTGGGCTACATCCCCATACTGTTTCAAATGCTTGAACAGATTCATCAATGTCCGACAAGGTAGGACTAGAATCAAAACTCCATTTAATATTTTCAAACTGTCTTAGTAAAGATTCTGCTTTATCTTTTTCAAACTTTAAAATGTTTTCTGCTTGTGCTTGGCTAACACCTGTTGCCATTGAGTACACACGCATACCCATGGTATGCGCATTGGTATCAGCAGAAATATAAAGTGTTGGTACTTGTGCTTGTACTGCTACTGCTAAAGCAATAGAAGATTTACCAGCACCAGGTGCACCTGCAACAAGATTTAATTCTGCTCTTCTAAAAACTATTTCGTTGGCTTGGAGACTTTTGAAAGCGGCGGGGAGTGGTTCCCCGCCTACTTCCTTCGCTCCGATAGCCCTGTAAAGGGTTCTCATTACTTCGCTTTAGCCATCTTCTCTGGAACATATGAGTTCCAGTCTGGCTCAGTTTTCTTTAGATAAATTGTTTTACATTTATCTGTTGCGCCTTGGGGTGCTGCACAGAAAAATCCTTTGTATACCCCATATTGCCCTTGACCCTGAATTGCTGACATCTTCCCATGTAAGCAATGACGAGTAGGTGCATCACCAGTTGTTGTCATAGACGTTGCACCAAGTGAGGCTATCGCATAATCAATGTTGTTAGTTGGATTAGCCACGACTTGTGCAGGTTTACTTAAACCTACTGCTTCAGCGAACGCTTCTAAAGTCCCGACGAAGGTTTCAGAAGTAACTGCTGATGTAATTAATGTTTCAACTTCTTCTGTAGTATCACCACGGAATAGTGGGATAGTTCCATTAGGTAGTTTGAAACTTACCTGTATTTTTGATTCAGACATTTTGTCTTAGTCCTTATCTGTTTTGTTAAACCATTCGCAATGCTTAGTGTAACCGCATATTGAACAGTGGTTGATGTTTGGAAGAAAGTTACCTTGCTTCCTTTGACGGTCAAACTTATCCGCCAAATCTAATACCCTCTCTTTCGAGAAGAAATCTAATGATACTGGTTCAGTTGGTTCACCTTTACGTGCCATCCAATAAGAACCATACTTAGGTCTAACACCATAGATTAACTCAACACCTACAGCATAGAAACCTAATTGTAAAAATGTGCTTGGGGTTCTGGACCCAGTCTTGACGTCCAGAACCACAAGGTCCCCATTAGGTAATTCCATAACTCTATCAAGTGTCATCTTAATAGAGAAGTTCTTATGTTGTACGTTCATATAAAGTTCTATAGCAGGTTCATTAGTTGGTGTTGTCCACACTTTCCAATCACTTGTTGCTCTCCACTTTTGATATGACTTAAACATTTCAAAACCATTAGTGAACCACCAGTCTTTATCTTCAGGTGATTTTGATTTTGCTTTAGCAGAACGAAAAGGTTGATTCATTCCATCTGCACCTAGGCGTTGAACAAAGTCATCACCTGTTGCAGACCAAGCCTTCTTCCAATATTCGAAAGACTTATCAACGTCCATTTATATTCCACTCATCTTTGTCCCAGTTCTCGGTGGCCTGATGAACAGCAACACCACCGTAGAGCCACCATGCTGGTGTCTCTTTCAATTGTTTAACACGTGATAAGTAATACAACCATCCACAATTTAGATAGTCAGTAAGACTTGAGTAGGAGATATGTTGAGGAACTTCTTCCCCATCAATCGTCACCATATGGGTGTGGCGAGCGCAGGTGAAAGGAGGATATAAAGCCCACGCTCACCACTTGTATAGTCAGCCTCGCCAGAAACTGACTCACATTTTATTTCTTGCTTATTGAAAAACGGATATCCGTTTTCGTTTTGTTTGTTGTACATAGTCCACAAGTGTAGCACGCACCACCGTCTTTTGATATCAACGGAATTTGGCGTGTTTGCTCAGGACATTTAGCACCAGGCTTACCTGTTAACGCTCTGACCTGCAACGATGCCTCTTCAAAAGTGTCAGCCAACCATGCTAACTTGACATCATAGTCTTGGCGTAAACGCTTAGCCTCATCCACGTTGTCTTTGTCAGCCGAGAAATATAAACTAAGATTCTTAATCCCAGTTAACATCTCTACTGCACTAGGTACCCTTGTGTACACCCAAAACTGTACGTCTTTGTTATGTTTAATAACTCGTCGCCATGCTTTTGTGTAATCTTCTGAAAAGAAATCACCATCCCAATGTATACGAAATAGTTTTTCAGCATTGTACTTGTCGCAGTCATACTTGAAATCCTGAATCATAAACTGAATCATTTGTTGTAATTCGTTTACAGATTTATTTTGTACAGCATCCCAATTAGCAAGCAACAATTCTCTGGTGCCTTTGAATATTTTTTCTAACTTACCTGCATAACATATCTTTTCGCAGACTGATGTAGCACCTGGACAAGAAAATGATTTGCCAGATGGAAGACCAAAAGTATTTGCTACTAATGGTCTTTTGCCATCTGGCATAGTTATTGTTGCAGTTTTCCTATCGTTGTTGCGTCTCAGTCTGGGTAGACTAGAAGTCAACCTCAATACTTTCTTCTGAGTATGAATCATCATTGCCAGCATCTATCTGACTTTCAAGATTGCCAACTGCTGACTCAACTATTTCTCTTGCTTCATCTTCTGATTCAGCCTGAACAGTGAATGAGTAAGTGATAGTTACACGACCTTCGAACTCTTGTTTCAATAGGTCTGCACCTATGTCACCAAGTAACTCGTTGGCTTCATCACGATGAACAGTTATCTCATCTTCGTTACCATCGAACTGGTCTTTGAAGAAGGTATGAACTGTTGTTCTTAACGCATAGATTTGGTCACGGTAACCTCTACCGCGAACTTCTTCTGCTTCAAGGTCCGACTTCAATGTATCTATTTGTTTCTGTATTGCATCGAACGGTGTGACCGTTGCGATTATTGATTCTTCTTCTGACATTTGTATTTCTCCTTTGTTGAGTGTGCCCTTACCCTTGCAGGTAGGGCACACGATGTTAAACATTAATACTTGGGGAACAATCCCCAAGCCCTTACAATCAGGACACCATACTTCTGTTTCAGGATATGGAGTTTCATATCTCATTGCAGAAGCAAGTCCAATGCTCTGTCCTTCAACACTTCACCTTCCGCTAACACCACACGTTCAGCACGACGAGTATCACTACCACGTACTGTTGAATAGTAGTCAGAGTATTCGGTAACAGAGTTGAACAAGCGCCAAGCATTCTTCTCTAGCATTTGTTGACCTGGAGAATTATGATACAAGTTCTTAATTGTATCTTTCTTATTATCCAGCATTGTAATAACTTTCAACTCATTCTTTTCTAATGGTCGCTTACCCATAGCACCAGCAATATCTGCTGGGATAGGAAACAAATGAGATAAGAAGTTGTCAACGTCATGCGGATGCACAACAGTGTTAACTAACTTGTCTGCTTGTTCTTGTAAGAAACCACCATACTGAAACGAGAACTGCATAACATCTCTTGCTTGCGCAATAGACTTATTACTGTTAGCAGTATGTCTGATGGTGTGCTTGTACTGTGATGCACGACGTGCCATACGCCAAGTGTTTTGACACACCACACGTACTGCAGTTAGTGAAACATTCATACTGAATGAACCATCATGTGATGTGGTTGCAAAGATATACATATCTGATTTATCTTTACCATCAACAAGGATACCGTTAGGCATACGCATAGTGATAAAGATTTTCTTACCACCATCAATAGACCCAGCAGTTTCATATGATGAACCACTATCAACTAGCGCATCAAGGAAGTTAAACACTGCCCTGTTTTGAATAGGTGTGTATCTTGTACCAACAACACCTAACGCATCACGTTCACCAAGCAATGGATGTTTACGAATGACTGCGAACTTGTCCTCAACTGGCACAACTTCAACACCATCAGCAGACATAACACTTGAATACAAGGGATGTAGTTCTACTTCCCAATCAAGCATTGCTTTTTGAATAGCAGACTCGGCAGTTAGTTCTTCTTCAACTACTTGTCCTAGTCCATGCCATCCTGGTTTACGGTAAGCAACGAATGCTGTCTCACCGTTTATCTGTTCTAGATTATGCATACATTCTCCTTATAGATATCTTGATACTGAAGCGTAAGTTGCTGTTGAAACAACATCTTCATCAGACAACTCAAGCATGCGAATAGCATTAGTTAAGTCAGCAACAATGTCGTCATAGTCGTTGCTCACATAATGTCTGCCATTACCACGACCACCTCTGTAAGGAGGCGTTGGTTCTGTTGGCTCTTCTGGCAATTTAGCGTTATCAACTTTTACTGTTATCTCAAACACAGTAATAGTGTCATCAGACTGCCACCTGCTTTTAGTCACACTAGTAACTAAGTCAAGATTCTTTAGAGCAATCTTCTTAATTGCTCCCTCGTAATCTTTCCAATTAGTTTTATGTGTTTCAACTGCTTTCTCGTAAAGTGATTGGTTCAAACACACTTCACTTAGTTTTTCTTTCAAGGCTGTCACAAGTTTATCTTTAGACACCTTGATATTTATTCCTTTACTTGCCATGTTTGTTTCTCCTTTTGTTTTTGTTTTTTACTACCAACTAGATTGGTACGTTATGTTCCAGTCTGCTGGTACTTCTTTTAGTACTCGCTCTACTTGTTCAATGGTTTGTTTGATACCTTCGAAGTACCATTCATCGTACTCATAAGTACCAAAGAAAAACCCTGATGCAGTTGGTAGTAACTCAGATGCACTAGTGTTATCAAGTTCTATTAGTTTACATATGTTTAATAGTTCTTGTAACTTTTCTCGCGAAACACCATACTCGTGGCAATCATCTTCGCCATCTTGTACGTTGTCAACGAACCATTTATGTACTGCATTTACTTTTCTCCAGTATGCAACTTCAACTTTAAGCATCAGACTACCTGTAGTAGCAAAAGGTACTTCCTTTGTTAAAGTTTTGTATGTATCTGGTTTAAAATAATTTTCAGATGCAAACTCTTCTGCATATAAAAACATATCTAATCCCATTGTCTCCTCTTTTCTAATAGGTAAAGCCCTGCCTAGCGTTAACCAGGCAGGGCTTGTTGACGACATTGCTAGTATGGTTTCCTTAACACACAGGGGAAATGATTGTGTGTTATTGCCTTAGATATCATCAACTAATCTAAATAACTTAGAGGCTCCTGCTCACTTGCGTGTCAGGGACATCGTTATTTAGAAACTTTATCACTCAGTTCATCACACGTAAACACTAAAGTCACGTTAAGAATAGAACCATTACATTTCTTGCACAAAGAATCATACATATTAACAGCCACCCAATCGTGGCTGCCAAGATTCTTACGTGCAGTATCAATGTCAACGTTAAGTCTACTCATTCAGTTGTACCAAACTCGTATATACAATCAGCACACATACCTTGATACTCTTTCTTGTGCTTCTTGCAATAATGTCTACTCATTGTTGTCCTTACAATTAGAATCATGACCAATAGTAAAGTTACAACCACATACCCAATGATGACAATTACATTTATCTGTCATGGTTTTCTACTTTGATACAACATACCAAGTAGGAAAGAACTAACAGTAAACAATATTCCTATTGCCAACCAGTCACCCCAATACATTAATCCTCCTCTTGTTCTTTAGGTTTAGGATAATTCCACTCATGCCCTTTTTCCTTAAGTAACTCTTTCAACTTTTTGTTCTCATTCCATAACACTTGCATATGTCTAACCTTAGTACTAGGTGCCAGCCCATACTCATCTAGCAAACTATAATACACCTCTTGATACTCATCAATGTATTTGTTTTTAATAACATGCGCTGCCCTAGTAGCAAGATTACTGCGCAATCTTGTAATCTTCTCTGCATCAGTTAACTCTTTAGGCATTGTCATTCTCCTCAACAGTAAACTTTTTTGATAATGCATCAAACAAATCACTATGCAATTGATTATCTATATCATCAAGATTAAAATCATAAAACTCCATGGCTTGGTCATGAACAAACCTAGTCACATCCATCCACGCAGTTTCGCCAAGAAAATCCTTAGCATGCTTACCATTCAGATTGACCTTGTAGTCAGCCCAGAAATCGTATGGGTTAACAAAAACTTCTAACCCATTCTTTTCATACACACTTAAATATTTATCACTCATCGTATCCCCTTGTATCTAATTAATAGTTCTTGTTTAAAATGTGCCCACTGTTCATCATTTAAACCGCGAGCAATATCCATAGCAGAGACAAGCAACTCCGAAGCGTCTTCTTTACCCCACTTGTAGTCGCCATCCCAATCAGCCTTAGCCTGCACGTTATCAATAACATTGCAAGTAAAATAGAAAGCAATGTTCTTTAATTCGTGCGGCAATATTTTTAACTCTAATGTTCCACTCATTTGTTCTCCTCTAATATTTCTTCTAATGTTTTACCTTCACAGGTAGCACAGATAACTGTTCCATCAGGATAGATGTGTCCACCTTCACCGTCCATATCAATGTCGTTTTTACAACATTCACATATGACCCAGCACATTACACATTCTCCTTTGTTTGCTTAACATGTATCTCACCATCAATAAGTAATTCATCAAGCAAATCATACAAACCTGAAAGATTATAAATGTTTGCATTTTTGATTAACTCTTTGTACTCTTCAATTTCTGTATCATTAATTCTCATTAGGCATCTACCTCAGAAACAATCTTGTTGTCATCACCAATAGTTCTCAAAATCCTAGGTGGTTCCTCACCACACGGATAAAAAGAAGCCTTGTGTGTAGACTTACAATCACATTCCACACACCTAATATCACCATCTTGACTAGCAAAACGGTGCGTAAAATAATTCAACATAGCCTGAGCCTGTTGTTCAGGTGTATCCATAGGAAACGGTTTAGGAACATTAATAACATGAGTCATCGTGCAGCATCCATCTCTGCTTGACCAATCTCACGCCACTCTGTTTGCTTGATGTCAAGAATCTCATCAATACGAGCAGCAATCAACATTGATGCACGAGCCAGTTGCAAACCAGCCAAACCAAGACACGCATCAATATCACCAACACCGTAATCAGTATCCAAATCAGCAGACCACAACGGAGTCTCATCCATAAGCGCAGCCATCTGGTCAACCTTACTACGAATAGTATTCAACAACACGTACTCTTTATCTAAACTCATTTACTTCTCCTTTTAAATAGTTTCGGACCTTTTACATACATTGTACCAAAAAACACTGTCGCAAAATATGCAAAAGCAATTAAGCCATCAACATATCTAGTAGCCATCTGTAACCTTTCTGTGTGAACCAGCCTTTCCGCAGGAAAGAAGGCTGGTGAACTTCTTGCTGTCCATGCCATACATAAGGGCGGGGTTTGTGTTGGGTAAACATTGTGTAACCATGTAACCTATAACTGATTGATATAACATTGTTATCCTTATCTGGCGATAGCGCCGACTGAGTCATGCCCGAAGTTGGGCTGACGAAGGAGGCAACGGATTTTTTTTAAAAAAATAAACTAGCAAGGCTGACCGAAGCCAGCCCTGTTAGTTTGTGTTGGGGTTAGGCGACGACCAAGCCCCACTTTACTGCAATATCTTGGCTTACCTTGTGTGAGCCAATTTGCACACCATTAGAGTTAACATAAGGTGCTTGATAATCTGATATATTTGCTAACCAAGATTTACGTAATTCTGATGCTTTTGCAGAATTAACTTGGTTAGCATATAACAGATAGTAAGAATCGTGATATAAAACCTTTTTGGTTGGATACACGATATCTATTTCATAATGCATATTCATTAAGTCGTGGACAGAGAATCTGTCAACGATACTAGACCAAGAGTCTTTGACTCTTGTGTCTGTTGTTTCTTCTTGAGGTTCTGGATTGTAGATAGGCAAGCCAGAATCCTCATCAACAGTAACGTAGCCGTTAACTGTTTTATGGTCGACAACAACATCATCAACATCTATGAAGTGGCGACCTTCAGAGTCCACATACTCTGTGGACTTTTGTTCAATGTCTTCTGTAACATACAGAGCATTGGTTTGTGTTGGATACCAAGACATCTTTACTCCTTTTCTTTTAACTACCGATTTGGTAATTATAAAGCCAAGACCAATTGGTTGGTTGCAGTCTTGTCAAATCATGTAGTTGATTATAACAATTTGGTGCAAGTTTTTCCCGTTTTTGGAAAAAGTTCTCCAAATCGTTATAATCATTGATTTGACGAGCAAGACCAGCCAATTAGGCTTGGCGGGTACTACTAGAGCCGTTTACATAACGCGGAATTTTGTTTACAAAATTACGCTGTATAACGGCGGAGCGAAGTAATCACTCGTGACACCAGTCTGGAAGACTTAAACCTACACGCCGCGAGCGTTTGCTGCGAGACGTGTAGGTTTAGCCCTAATTAGTTATGGTCTTGAACTTCCAAAGCCACTTGGAAATCAACAATGTTTCTAAAGGTACGAGGAGATTTATCTGAACCTTTAGCAACACGTTCCATAACAGGTTCGAACACGATTTCTGCAAAATCTGCAACATATCGAGTTTGACCCTTACTATTCTGGATAGGCTCAGCCAAGCCAGAATCAACCAATTCCTTTAATCTGTTAACGATTACAGGATTATTGCTAGTCACATACTCGTAACCCATTTGAGTATACGGAGTACCGTTGCTTGACCATTTTTGTGTTGAACCATTAATAGAAATGGCTGCACGTTTCTCATCTGGGAATGAGATACTGCCTTTAACTGCTGTTGCACTGAACGCCATGATGTTGTCATCCTTTCACAGAGGCTATCTGCCTCTTTGGCATTTATGACAAAGAGCAGTAGCCAGTCACCATCTCGCACTTCTTGCCATCAGTACCAGATAAGGACAGGCTCACCCATAGCCTCAACCAGACTGACTTCATCCGTGGATGGATAGTTATGGTTACATGGGTAAGTCTGAGGATGCCACAGCGTGGCTCCGAGGACTTACGTCTGCAAAAACACTGGCACCGCGTAGCGGTGGGCTGCCGTAGGCAGCAGGTCTGCGAGCCTGCGAGCAGACCCCAGGGTTTTTAACCGACGTGTGACTGTCGTATGTATAGTGTTTTTATATATTTCTGTTACAGATACAGGGGAATATATACGGTTTATATAACATTTTGGTAACGTTTATAACAATTTGGTAAATTGTTGTCCGCTTTTGTATTTTGGACGGATTAGTATATAGTGAGGGGTCTTTTAGACCCCGAACATGGTTTACTTATATGAGCCCCCTAAAGGGGCTCATCTAGATGGTTTTATTATTGTTACATTGGTGTATATATTGTTGTTACACAGTTAGTGTTTATTAATGCGGGGGCGTCTGTTTTATGGCAAAGTTTCAATCTGGTGCCCAGCATCCTTTAATCAAGGACACTGTTGAGGCTAAGACCAAAGTGCTATCCCATGTTAGGGAAGGCATTAGTGTTAAGCAGGCCATGGGCCTTGTGGGTAGACAAGAAGGCACCCTACGCCAATGGTTATCCAGGGATGCTAAGTTTGCCTCTGCGTTAGAAGACGCTAAAGAAGAGGGCGCCACCAGGGATTTGAGTGGTGACAAGTTTTCTTTTGAGTTTGCTGAGTTTTCAAAAAATTTTTTGAACAGTAGTGTGTTCCCTCATCAACAGAATTGGGTTGATGTTTTGGAGGGTCGTACCCCTTCTTGGTTGCATCCGTCTATGACGTATGAGCCTTCTGATGATAAGACTCGTTTGTTAATTAATGTGCCCCCTGAGCATGCCAAGTCGACTACGATTACTGTTAATTATTCGACTTACAAGATTTGTATGGACCCTGACAATACTCGTATTATTGTTATTTCTAAAACCCTGACTAAGGCTCAGGAGTTTGTTTATTCTATTAAGCAACGTTTGACTCATCCTATGTGGGCTAAGATGCAGGCAACTTATGCCCCTCCTGGTGGTTGGCGTGAGGATGCTGATTCTTGGAAAGCCAACGCTATTACTCTTTCTCGTAACTCTACCGAAAAAGACCCTACTGTTCAGGCTTTGGGTATTGGTGGTCAAGTATATGGTGCCCGCGCTAACTTGATTATTCTTGATGACTGTGTGACTGGTGCTAACGCACATGAGTGGGAAAAGCAACTTGAGTGGATTCAGAAAGAAGTTATTACTCGTCTAGATGATGAGGGTGTGCTTCTAGTGTTGGGTACACGCTTTGCTGCCAATGACCTTTACCGTGAGATTAGAAGCCCTAAGCATTGGTCTAATGGTAAGTCTCCGTTTACATATTTTGCTATGCCAGCAGTTTTAGAGTTTAAGGATAGCCCAAAAGATTGGGTTACTCTTTGGCCTAAGACTGACCAGAAGTCTGGTTCTAAAGAACCAAACGCTGAAGGTCTTTACAATAAATGGGACGGTCCAGCCCTTTATAGAAGACGTGGTGAAGTAACTCCGTCTACTTGGGCTTTGGTTTACCAGCAACAAGACATTCAAGAAAATTCAATTTTTTCCCCTGTCTGTGTTCAAGGTTCTATTAATGGTATGCGCCGTGTAGGTCCTTTACGTCCAAATGTTTTAGGTCACCCACAAGGTGGAGACTTTTACACTATTATGGGTATTGACCCTGCTATGACAGGTAACACTGCAGCAGTTGTTATGGCTTTTGAACGTGGTACTCAGAAACGTTATATTCTTGATGTTCACAATATGCGAGACCCTGACCCCCAAAAAATTCGGGCGCTCATGGAAGACTGGGTTAACAAGTACCCTATTAATGAGATGCGTATAGAAATTAACGCACATCAAAAATCTTATGCTTTAGACACTGAACTGAACCAATATTTTGCTTCACGTGGTGTACAGATTCGTTCCCATTACACAAGTAAGAACAAGTGGGATGAAACTTTTGGTGTTGCAGGTATGGCTGCTTTGTTTGGAACTGTACGTGATGGTAAACATCAAGACGACAGTTTGATTGAACTACCATCCTCTGAGAACAATGAGCACGTTAAAGCGTTAATTAACCAGTTGATTACTTGGGATGCAAACGCACGAAAGTCTCAAAAGACTGATTGTGTTATGGCTTTGTGGTTTTGTGAGATTAGGGCTAAGGAATTAGTTCAACAATCAGGTTTTATGCAAACACATATAGAAAACAGATATACAACAAGACGTGGTGTTAATCAACGTGGTGTTGTTAATTTAGATGAACTAGCAGCACAACAGTATTCTCAATTATATTATTAGGAGTTTGAATGGCACTTGATGTGCAGCAGATAGCGGATAAAGTTGAAGGTCTCCGCCGCCGCTACAGCGAACGTGATAGCCGTATGCAAAACGTTCTTTCTGTTCGACGCGGAAGAATAGAATCAATTTTCCCAGACTTTTTCCCTGAAGGTATGACAACACCAATGATTGCTAACTTCATTGATGTTGCTGCTAAAGATTTGGCGGAAGTACTTGCCCCACTTCCTTCTTTTAATTGCTCAACGGCAAACGTAAATTCTGACCGCGCCAAAAGCGCTGCAGAGAAAAGAACAATGATTGCTAACTATTATGTTCAATCATCGCGTCTACAGACGCAAATGTATACTGGGGCTGACTGGTACCTGACATATGGCTTTTTGCCAATCGTAATAGAATTAGATGCCGAAAACAGCCAGCCTCGTATACGTATAGATAATCCAATGGGTGCTTACCCAGAGTTTGACCGCTTTGGTCGCGTTATTTCTTACACACACAGATATCAAAAAACTGTTGCAGAGTTAGTTGCAGAGTTCCCTGAATACGCTAGTCAAATTATTGGACCTCAAGGTTACAAGAGTGTTGACATGTATTCAATGCTTGAACTTGTTCGATATGAAGATAAAGAACAAATAATTGTTTTTCTACCACAACGCTCAAATCTTCCATTATCTGTTGTTGAAAATCCTACTGGTGAAATATTAGTACGTGTTGCACGTAAACCAAGTATTGATGATGAGACACGTGGACAGTTTGATGATGTTATTTGGGTTCAACTTGCCAGAGCACGTTTCGCTTTTCTTGCCCTTGAAGCGGCAGAGAAAAGCGTACAAGCACCTCTTGCGTTACCTAATGATGTTCAAGAACTTGCTTTTGGTCCAGATGCTGTGTTGCGTTCTCAAAACCCACAGCAAATCCGCAGAGTCGGATTGGAATTACCAACTGCAGCATTTACAGAACAATCATTATTACAGCAAGAAATGCGTTTGGGCGCACGATATCCAGAAGGTCGCTCAGGCAACATTGATGCCAGCATCATTACTGGACAAGGCGTCCAAGCGTTACTTGGTGCATTTGATTCACAAATCAAAGCAGGTCAACAAGTACTTGCACAAACACTTGAAGATGTTGTTTCTCTCTGTTTACGTTTAGATGAAAAGATTTTCCCATTCGAAAGAACAGTTCGTGGGTACAATGATGGTTCCCCATATGAACTTAAATACAATCCAACTAAAGACATCAAAGGTGATTACACCGTTGAGGTACGTTACGGATTAATGGCAGGGTTAGACCCTAGCCGTGCACTTATATTCTCACTTCAAGCACTTGGTGGAGATTTAGTTTCTCGCGAATTTGTAATGAGTGAACTACCTTGGTCTGTTAACGTTGCCAAGGAACAAGAACGCATAGATATTCAACGTATGCGTGATAATTTAAATAAAGCAGTTAGCGCTGCTGCTGGGGCTTTACCTGAAATGATTGCAACAGGTCAAGATGTTTCAACTTTGTTAAATAAATTTGCTGACATTATTGAAAAAAGACGTGATGGTATATCAATTGAAAATGCTGTTAAAGAAGCATTCCAACCAGAACAACCTGAACCTACTCCAGCAGGCACAGAAAATCCAGAACAAGTTGCAGCGCAACCGTCCCCTGTCGGCGCTCCTTCGGCTGGTCCTGCTGGAGCCCTTCCTCCAGATTTAACCGCAATTATGGGACAGTTAGCAGGATAAAATGACAAAGCGCACACACCCTGACTATGTAAAGATGTTTCAGGATTCGTTAAACGGCTTTGTTCAAGACTTACATCCAATGGGTGCTATGGCAACAGGCGTTATAACAGTTGTTGAAATGATTGATTCCGAAGGAAGATATTTTTTACACGTATTAGATGACGGTAAGTCTCCGATTTGGAAACTTAAAGGAATGCTAGACGCAGCACACATTCAACTAGATGATAAAGAATTTGATGAGGACGAAGATTAATGGCAATTAGAGAACAAGTATCAGGTCCTGGTAGTAATTCAAAGAGAACTGATTTAAATGTTTCTAGACAACCAGCAAGATATATGTCTGGTGGTTCTTATGGTGAAGGTCAAGAACTTATGGGTCTTCAACAAGGTGCAACTATGGCTGGTCCAACTCCAAATATGGTTGGCGGTGGACGTGGTGGTATGTCTAAACCTATTTCTTCTTTCGCTGCAACATCCCCAATTACTCAACTTACTGCACCAACTGAAAGACCAAATGAACCACAAACTGCTGGTATGCCTTTTGGTCCTGGAACAAATTTTATAAGTCTTCCACCAAGTAATCAAAGAACTCCTGCAAATGTAGCAACTGAAATGTTAAATAATCCACAAGTGCAAGACATTGCAGGTGTTGCTGATATTTTTATGGCAATGGAAGGTCAAGGCAAAGGTTTTGGGTATTAATGTCTCGGATACCAGGATGGAATCCACCAGAACCTTTTAGACCTGCTGGTAATCAATATTTACCAGAATTAGCAGTAGCGTCTTATCGCGCTAATTTGCCAGAAAAAGATTTACAACAAATTAATACTTGGAGTAAACTCTATGACAAACATAGAGAATTACTTAAGATGGACAACAAAGATGCTAACGAAGAATTTCTTCAACTTGATGACGGTATTCAAGAAGCATTAAAAAGTACTTTTGATAATCCTGATTATTTAAATAAACCAAGCAACTGGACAATATTAGGAACAATAGGTTCCCTTGCTAAAAAAACAATTCAATCACCTTTCACTGGTGCTTTCAAAGCATTGCAAGGTTACAGTCAAGCATTAACTGGAACTGTTGGTGGAACACTTACTTATGCTAAGCAAACAGGTCAATACACACCAAGCATGCTTAACTTCTGGTCTGATGACTGGGATGGCAAACGTATATGGAACGTTGAATATACAAAAAAATTAGAAGAAACATACGGTCCAGGTATGTCTGCTTTAGCAAAAGGTTTAGTAACAGGATGGACACCTGGTCGAGTAATTGAAGAAGCAGGTGGGGTGACACCTGAACTTGAACGTGCTTTATCTTTCATGCAAGAAAACCCACAAGACTTTGCTGACATTCTTGGTGATTATCGCAGAGCACAAGTAAGTCCTGGTAGAGAAGTTGCCAGAAGACAAATGCGTTTATCTCCTGATGCACCTTTGGCTGAAGAAAAAGTTTTTGACAGAATTTCTGGAACATATGATGCAACGTTTCAAATACTTGCAGACCCTTTAACTTGGGCAACTGCTGGTACTTGGGCTGCAGGTAAAGCACTTGTTAAAGGTGTACAAGCAGGAGAACGTGTTGGCGTTCTTGGAAAACTTACTTTAAAAGAAAACTTACAACCTAGAACACCTATTATTAATAAGGGTGCTATTTATGGAACTTTATTTAAAAAAGGTATTGCACCTGAATTAGCAGTTCCTAAAGTATTTGAATTTGATGAAGTTAAAAAAGTATGGGACGGCATACCTGATGTAACTCCTGGTCTTGGACCGTTGTTAAAACAGTTTAGAGAAGGCGCACCAGAAGTTAGAACAAGAGTTATGACTTCTATTGCCCAAAATTATCCTGCATATAACAATGATGCTATTGTTCGTAAACTTGCTTTCGGTGGCATTGAAGACTCAAAATCTGCTGCACAATATTTTACTAACACACAACATGCTTTAGATTTGTTTAGTGGTAAATCTAACAGCATGATGTTCTATAGAACTAACAATGTTGTTACCGCAACTAAGTCTTCACTATGGGCTAACTCAATTCGTAAATCAATTGGTGACATATTCAGTAGTAGACTTAAAGGTACAACAGATGTTAATCTTTTTGAAGCAATCCAAAAAACAGATAACGTTGTTGATACCGCATATCTTGAAGGTAAATACATTGAAGTTGGTGGGGACCTTTCTAAAGCGATAGCACGTATTTCTGATTTAAGACAATCTGACCCATTGTTTATATTTGCTGCAGAAAAAATGAAAACATTTTCTTCAAAAGTAAATAAACTTGCATCTCGTGCACCACTTGGTAGACCAATCTTTACAGATGACAAGATGGTTGGGGAAACATTAAATACTTTCAGAGATACAGCACGTTTAGTTTTACCTAAAGAAGAAGCAGGGGTATTAACTCAAAGGTTTGCTGACTTAAAAGAATATGACAGAATAGTTCTTCTTAGAGGTTTGTACACAGATATTTTACACAGCAGTGGTTTAGGTGCAACCCCTGGTGGTTCTACTATTATTGAAACAATACTTAAAGATAAATTTGGTGGCTTAGGTACTTTTGCTACAGGTAATGTTCTTGACATTCCTAAGAATTTACAAGTAAGTGATTTAGCAAGAGTTGGTTCTGAACTAGGTGCAGAGTTTGATAAAGTAAAAGTTCAATCACCTTTACATAATTTTCAATTCACTCCAGCAATTGGTCAACTAGATTGGCTTGAGATTGCTAAACTTCAATCAGATAATGCTAGAATTTTTAACGGATTACGTCGTCTAGGTGTAATCATTAATGGTCAAGCAGTTTCTCAGTACACTAATGCTTGGACTTTATTAACTCTTGCCCCTAAACTTGGTATTCGTGCAACAATAGACGAACTATTCTTATTTACTTTGTACGCACCTAAAGAAGTTATGTACAATTATTTACGTGGTGTAGGAAGAACAGCCGTTAAAGTTCTTGCTGCTGCTAAAGGTAAGCCAGAAGGTTTGTCTCTTACAGGTGAAAACGTATTTAAAATACAAAACATGATTAGTAACGAAGAGCGCATTGCTCTTCAGAAACAAATCGAAGAAGAATTTCCTTTAGACTTTAATCAACAGAAAAAAGCATTATCAACTAGGTTGTTTGGTCTTGCCTTAGATAGATTAAAGATAGAACAAGGTTTAGGTAAACATATTCCTGGTTCTGGTGGTTTAAATGATTCAGATATTGAATCCCTTAAAGAACTTTTCTTACATAATCCTTTAGGTTTTGACGCACTTGCTTCTTCTCAAGCAAGAACTGCTGGTTTAAGTGGCGGATTCCTTCGCCCAACAGAAGACTTAATGGCTAATGAAGTCATGGAAACTGCCATGAAAGAACTTGGTGTTAAGAATCCAGGTAAATGGGTTAATCTTCCTAGCAGTGCGGCTAGAGCAGAAAGAGTTTTGGGACAATACTCTAACGTTTCTGCAAGATTTAGTAGTAATTACGAAAAATTTGGTATTAAAACCGATACTCCTCAACAGATATTTGTTAGAAATAATGGTTTAGAGAATCAACAAGACTTCACTAATGCTGTTACTGATGTTCTAAAACTGTTTGGTGTTAAGTTACCTGCAGGAAAAACATACTTAGACCTTGTTAGAGATGTTAAATCAGGTTTATTAGTTGACCCAATGAAGGAATTAGCAGAGGGTCCTGGACGTACTCTACTAAATTCTTTATCAGAGTACGCTACTTTAAAAGGTTCAGCCTCAGATGTAGAAATTATAACACGTTGGGTTGAACAACACCTATTAGATTTACGTAAATCATTTCATGGTTCAGCAGATTTAAGTGTATTCAATACTAAATTGTTTAATAGAGTTAAACAAGGAAGTATTAAACAAGTATCTAAAGGTGAAATAGATAAAGTTATTACACCATTTAGATGGAATCAACTTCCTATACAAGAATTTGATGAACTTGTTAAAGATAATCTAATTGCTGGTGATTTGTTAGTACCATTCCAAGCAGGACCAACTAACTTAAAAGAATACTTTGCTGAATACGGTACTAAAATATTTGAAGCAATGGACCAACAGGTAACATCATATTTCCGTACACCTGCTTTTATGTCTTTCTATCTTGAAAGAATGGATAACTTCCGTAAAGGTGGATATAGACAACAATCTGTAAAAGAATTTGTTAATAAATTTCGTGCTGAAAAGATTGAAAGAGTTGGTAGACCTCTTTCTGCTGCTGAAGAAATTAAAATAATTCAAAGAGCAGAAGATATGACAGCCAGAGCAATAGTTGAATATTCTGTTCAAGATTCATTAAATTCAATTATGAAGTTTGCTGATAACCCTGATGTTAGAACAGCACTTGCATTTAATATGCGTAACGGTTCACGTTTCTATCGTGCAACAGAAGACTTTGTTAGAAGACTATATAGATTAAAAGACCATTCATTAAAAACAGTTATGAGAATGCGTCTTAGTGCATTAGGTTTGAGTGCTTCAGGGTTTATTCATGAGGATGCACAGGGTCAAGGATACCTTGTTATGCCTATGGATGACCTGATATTCCAAGTAGTTGATAAGCCTTTAAGAGTATTAACTGGTGGAAAACCAGGGTATAGTCAACCATTAGTTGGTGACTTTACTTTTAAATTACAACAACTAAACCCATCATTTGGTCCAGATGCAACAACACCAACATTATCTGGTCCATTAGCAAGTTTAAATATTTATTTAGTTAAATCAATTCTTGGTCGTTTAGGACCAGATGGCAGATATGCTGCAGATAAAGTTGATAATATTTTACTTGGCGATATTGGTGATAACTTAGATTTAAAGAAAGCAATACTTCCATTATCTTTAAATAGATTATGGAGTATCATTGGTGCTGGCGAGAAAGATAAACAAGAAGCATCTGCTGTTCATCAAGTAATTGCATATAATGCAGCACATGGTAAAGGTTTACCTGTTGATGCTACCCCTGAAGAACAATATGAGTACATTAAAAATACTCGTATATCAGGACATAACTTAGTTGTTATGCGTAACTTACTTGGATTACTTCCAATACCTGTTTCTCCTACATTAAAAGAAACTAAAGATATACCTGAATTTCTAAAAGAAGTAGGCGTTGTAAGCGTTAGACAAGAGTTCTTTGACATATTCGAAGGCGTATTATCTAACCCTAACCCTAGAATAGATGACCCATATGAGGAAGCATTAGCCATTTACATTGGCAAGAATCCTAATAAACTTATCTATACTGTTTCTCGTGCAGAGAAAACAACAGATGTTGCTTTTAAGAAAACCGAAGAAGTTAAAGATTGGTATATTAAAAACAAAGGTTTGGTTGAGAAGTACGGTGAAGCAGCATGGTTAGCAGCACCTAGTGTTGGTGAATTTACTGCTTCTACTTATGCTTGGTTTGAGGCTGCAGAATTAATTGATAATAGAGATTTAGAAACCTATTTACGTGAAGTTCAAATAGCCGTTGATAGACAAAACTATTTTGATTTAGAAGAACGTGCAGCCGAAGAGATTAGCAGAACTGCTGATACTACTGCTATTAAACAAATCGGTGCTCAAATGAACTTAGCACAAGAGATGATTCTTAATTCTAATCCTTTACTAAGACAACGTTTTGCTACTGGTGATTTCGGTGTTGAAAAGGAAAAACAATATCTTACTAATTTAACTTATCTTTTAGCAGATGAGTCTGTTAAGATGGAGCCTGCTACTAGAGATAAATTAAATAAAGCGTTAAAGATTATGAGCGAGACTGCTTATAAGATTAATAGTGATAATGGCATGAGTACTTCATTTAGAAGAATGGTTAGAGATGAAGCCCTTGCTGATTTATCTGTATTAAGTAATCTTGATTACACTGTTCGTCAGGCTAATAAAGCAATATTAACTCCAATATTAAAAGACCTAAGTAGGGATACACAAATTAGATGATAGTTAATGGTACGTATGATGAGACTACTGGCACATTTACTTTTGAATATGTAGAGCAACAGCCTTCTACAGTTGGTACAACAGGTATGCCTACACTTGGTACGACTGGACAAAAACCTTTAGGTTCTACAACTGGTGTTGCTTTACCTAAACGTTTTACTATTACTTTAAGTGCATCAGAAGTTCAAAAGATTCCTGGTGCTAAGATTGATGAGGTAAGTAGAATTGCTTATCTTGATTCAAGTCAATTAGTTAAACTTAATAAAGCACAAGAAATTGAAATAGAAAAACCTGCACCTAAATCATCTATTATAGATGCAGCAAAGTGGGACCCTAATCGTACTACTTATCAAGCAGAAGAACCAGTAGAAGAACCTGCTTATAAAAAAGGAATGGTTGTTGATAAAGCAATCCTTCTTGGTAAAAAAGGTATTGCGCAAGACCCTGTCACTAGGGCTATAACATTTATTCTTCCAGCAAATGAACAAGCAGAAACTTTAGCAGGAAAAGGTGGGGACCTTAATCCAAGTTTTGCTGTTATTGTTCCTAAAAAATCTTATATTGGTTCAGGAATGGTAACTACTGCTGTTGCTTATGATGCTGTTACTGCTCAAGAAAACTTGATTTCTGATTTAATTAAAGAAAATAAAGTTGATGAATTTAAGAACCTATTATTAGATAAAGGTTTCTACGAATTTGCTGGTTTATCTTTACCGCAAGTTAGAAGCAGTATGGCTCAAAAAGGTGTAGCAGATTCATTTATGAGTTCTGCACTTAATGGTTTTCTATATCTTTATAGTCAACAAAATTATCAAAACATTATAGAAGATACTGAAACATTTACTTATAATGATTTTGCTAAAAACTATAAACCTGACTTTATTGAAGAGTCAGCCTATGTTCCATCTAGAAGAGATGCAGATGCATCAGTTGATGCAGCCTATATTGAGTACGTTGGACGACGTGCTACCGATAAAGAAAAGCAAGCATTCTTTTCTGCTCTTGAACGTGAAGCGTCAAGTAACCCAGTTCGTTCTGTTCCTGGTATGGGTGCAGGACCTGATACTACACTTGGTGGATTTACAGAAGAAGACCTTGGTGCTTTTGCAAGTGAGTTCGCTTTAGCCACACCTGGTGCTGAAAAGTATGGTGAAGGTTTTGGTGGTTATAAAACGTTTAATAATGTTTTAAGTTCTTTGGTAAGTGATTTAGAGAACGAAACACAATTTATTAATAAACCAATTTTAGGTGAAAATCCTAATGCAGTATAGCCAAGGACAGATTGAACAACTTTTAAGACAAGTAGGTTTTCCTGAGTCTGCTATTCCTACTATGGTTAAGATTGCTCAATTAGAATCTACTAATGATACTCAGGCTTTTAATCCTGATTCAACAACAAAAGATTTATCTTATGGTTTATTTCAAATTAATATGTTTGGAAATATGGGACCTGAACGTAGAAAATGGTTTGGTCTTAAATCAAATGAAGAATTGTATGACCCAGTAACTAATGCTAAGGCAGCATACAAGTTGTGGAGTTCTAAGGAAAAGCAAGGCAAAGGTAAAGGCTTTACACATTGGAGTACTTATAATGAACAAATTGCAGGGAATCCTAATTTGAGAACACAGAACATACAAGGCATGGAAGCCAGTGCTACTACTTCTGCTGCTGGTTTTGAAAACGAAGGTGAATCATTTGCTTTAACAGCAGCAATGATTGATAGGGCTTTCCTGACCGATAAAGAAATTGGTAAAATATTTCAAGACTTTAAAGGTCAACAAGGTCCAGAGACTGAGAAAGCATTAAAGGCTGCGTTGCAACAAACAAAGTTTTGGCAAAAGTTCTCTGCAGATGTTAAACAAGAAATCTATTCAAGTCTTTTATTAGACCCTGCTAGTTATCAAGAGAAGTTTAAATTAAGACTTGATGAAATTAAAAACAAGTTTTTAACTATCGGTGCACCTGTTCCATCAAGTTTAGAATTACAAGACCTTGCCAAGAAAACCCTTTTGTTTGGTTTAAAGGGTACTCAGTTAGATGAGATAGTTTTCAATTCTGTTAAGTTTGATAATAATTTTATTGCTGGTAAGGCTGGAGAATACGCCACCAGTATTTATAAATCAATAGAAGATTTTGGTGGCACTATTGATAAGACTTCTTCAGAGTTTAAGAATTATGTTTTTGATGCTATTAGAACTGGCGGGGCTAGTGTCAGTCAAGTAAAGAAACAGTACGCTGATTTGGCTGCTCAAATGTATCCACAGTTTGCTGAGAGGTTTAAATCTGGTGCAACTTTAAGAGAGGTTGCTTCTCCTTATCTTCAGTTAGCAACTCAATATTTAGAGGAACCTATTACTGATTTAAAAAATCCTATTATTCAAACAGGTTTGGTTAATGGTATGAATGCTTTAGATTATGTTAAAGAGGTTAAAAAGAACCCTAAGTGGCAATATACTTATAATGCTACTGAATCAATTCTTGGTTCATTGAAAAGTGTTTTGACTGATTTTGGTTTTGGGTTCGGTGGTAAATAATGGCTGAGAGTCGTAAACAATATTTAGAACGTCGTGTTCAAGAAGCAGCAAGTCTTGGTAGAACCGTTGATATTAAAATTCCTAATAATCCTACTAAGGCACAATTAACTGCACTTGATGATAAGATAAATAAAGTTTTATATCCTACTGGTAAATATGGTGATACTTCACCAGTTCCTTCTGCACCACCACCAGACCCTGGTGCTGCTCTTGCCGCAGAACAAAGACGCCAATTTGAATTAACACAATCATTACAGAAACAACAACAACGTCAAAGTGCTTTTGATTTGGCTAAGTCTTTTGCTGTACAATATGGTTTAGGTGAAAGCATTGCTGACAGAATTGTTGACCTTACTGTTAATCAAGGATACACAGAAACCGCTTTAACTTTAGCCTTACAACAATCACCAGAGTATAAAGAACGTTTTTCTGGTTTAGAAAAGTATAAACAAAACTTTGCATCAGATATTGCTGCTGGTAGAAAAGCACAACCTTTAACTCCTTCTCAATATATTAAAGCCGAGCAAGAGTATCAAGAAATTTTATCAAGATATGGTCTTAAAGATTTGGCTAGTCAAGGAACTTTTTCTGAATTAATTGGTGGAGATGTTTCTGCTATTGAACTTAAAGACCGTGTAGAAAATGTGTATGACAAAATCAGAAATGCTGATAGTGTTCTTAAAGAACAATTAACAACTTATTTCCCAACGTTAACTGAAGCAGATTTTGCTAAATCATTACTAACTGGTAAGAACCCAGAAGATATGGCTTCATCTTTGAAGCGTCGTGTATCTCAGGCTGAGATTAGTTCTGAGGCTGCTCGTGCAGGTTTGGGTGGATTAACTGTTGGTCGTGCTGCTGAACTAGAGCAAATGGGTCTTACAAGAACTATTGCACGTGCAGGTTATTCAAGAATTGCTGAACAACAATCAGTGTTAAATAAACTTGGTTCTATTTATCAACAAGATGTTACAGGTTTACAAACAGAATTAGAAGCAGAACAGTTCCAAGGTTTGGCTTCACAGAGACGAAAGAAACTTGAGCAAACAGAGCAAGCAACGTTTGCTGGCCGAAGTGGTGTGTCTCAAGTATCTCTTTCTCAACAAGGTACAGCAGGTACCCTCTAAACCACAACAGGACCGACCAGCCCCTGTGTGCGCAAAAGACTGGTAGCAAAAGCCATTACTTCTCCCCCAAGAAGATAATGAGGTTTGCGAAACTACAACAGAATGGGAGACCGTTGCGATGAGCAACACTTATCAAGAATGGGACGACGAAGAAGACGTTACCCCTATGAACGAATCCGAATTGTTAAAACAATTACGGAAAGAACTCAAAGTTAAAAATAAGCAGATGTCAGAAATGGAATCTAAACTTAGTGACTTTGAGAAAAGTCAAAGAGAAAACGTTATCAAGTCTGTTCTTGAATCAAAGGGCGTTAATCCAAAAATAGCAAAATTCATTCCTTCAGATATTGATACTTCACCCGAAGTTATTGGTACTTGGATTGATGAGAATGCCGATGTTTTTGGAGTGGCTGTTCCAGCGCAAGAAAACAAAGGACCTAATTTAGGTGCTTTGCGTTCTATTGACGCTATAACTGCAAACGCTCAAACACTTACTGGTACGCAAGATGTGTTATCTCAAATTCAAAATGCAAGTGAAGAAGAGTTACTTAACATGATTCATGCTGCTGGTGGTGGATACGGCTCATAAAAACAATCAAATAAGGAAAAGGTAAAATGGCAAACACATTCACCTCTACTGACTCTGGTTCGCTCGGTACATCTCTTGTTGTACAGGCTTACGATAAGTTAGTAGAATTTGCGTTACGTTCACAACCGATGCTTCGCTCAGTTTCTGACAAGCGTCCAGTTAACGTAACATCTCCAGGTACATCTGTAACTTTTCAAATTTACAATGACTTGGCAGTTGCAACAACCGCATTAACAGAAACAACTGACCCAGATGCCGTAGGAATCCCTTCAACATCATCTGTATCAGTTACTCTAAATGAATACGGTAACGTTGCTTTAGTAACACGCAAACTGCAATTAACATCTTTAACAGATGTTGACCCAGGTATTGCAAACATCCTTGCATACAACATGGCTGACTCAATTGATGATGTAGTTCAAACTACTCTCAACGGTGGAACCAACGTTCGTTATGCTTCAGGTGGAGCATCAGACCCAACCTCACGTGCAACAGTTGCAGCAGAAGATATTATTGCTGCATCAGATATTCGTTTTGCTATTGCAAAACTTCGTGCAGGTAAATCAGTTCCACGTAAAGGAAACCTATACTGGTGTGCAATACATCCAGAAGTTTCACACGACCTTCGTGCAGAAACAGGTTCAGGTTCTTGGAGATTGCCTCACGAATATAACTCAAATGATAACATTTGGGCTGGCGAAATTGGCCAATTCGAAGGTGCTTACTTCATTGAATCACCACGTATGACTGCAGCAAAAGACGGTGCAGACCAAACAGCATTAGCAACTGCTTCAGCAGTTAGCGGTGCGTCTGGTGCATTTACAATCGTTGCAGCAAATGCTGCTTTCGGTGGTCTTGCTAAGGTAGGAGATAAAATCTCTGGTACCAACGTTGGTACAGGTGCAAAGATTACAGCAATTTCCGTAGGAGCAACAAACACTACTTACACAGTAGATGTTGCTAACTCTGGAACTGTTGGAACTAACACCCTTACAGTAACCCCTGTAACAAAGGTATTCCGTACCTTACTTGCTGGTCAACAAGCACTTGCAGAAGCAGTTGCTGAAGAACCACACGTAGTTGCTGGTCCTGTTACTGATAAGTTAATGCGTTTCCGTCCATTAGGTTGGTACGGTATGCTAGGATTTGCTCGCTACCGCGAAGCATCTCTATACAGAATTGAATCATCTTCAAGCATTAACCTTGCTTAATTAGATTCAAATCAAAATTAAAGCCCCTGGGTAACTGGGGGCTTTACTTATTAAGGAGAAAACAAATTGCCTATTTTTAGACCGCCAACAGTTGATGAAGGTCCTGCAGGTGGAGGGCATTTCTTTTCTCGTTACAAAATTCCTAGAGGTGACAGTATTGTTAATAACGGTGGAACTTATACTCGTATTCGTACGCCGTCTCTTGATGAGTTTATTGCTGCCACTTTTGTTTATCAAGGTGGTCACGAATATGAAGTGGACGATGCTGAGAAAGCCGCGCTTATTGCCAGTGGCAATGGTATTACGGAAAGTAACTTCACATAATGATAGAGAACATTCTTATAGCGGGTGCGACTGCAAGCGCAATTGCTTCTGTATTTTTTGTGATTGCTCCAACAGTTCGAAAGACTCGTTCTATGATGGAATGGTTGGAAAAGTTTCGCAGGGATTGGGAAGGCGAAGAAGAATCTCCTGGTAGAGCACGTGTTCCTGGTGTGATGGAAAGACTTAACAGACTTGACGGTGAGTTAAGCAATAATGGTGGTTCATCTATTAAAGATGCTATCGAAAGAATTGAAAAGACTTTAGGGACGAAATGAGTTTACATAGAGAACGTACACATCCTGAGTTTGTTGAAGGATGTTTTGGTTGCAAGGCTTCAACCATTGACCTGAATGCAGGTGAAGCCAACTCTCGTTTAACGATGAGTTCAAAAAAATGGGATAAAGAACTTGCGTTATATCGTACGGCTAGAGCACAAGGTATTCAACCTGAAGGTACTAGCACAGCGAAGATACGTAAGGCAATAGATATATCAAACAAAACTGGAACAGCATATGGAGCGTAAATAATGTACGGTAAAAAAATGGCTAAAGGTAAGAAAATGATGGATATGAAAAAAATGGATGCTAAGAAAAAAGCAATGCCTAAAATGAAGAAAATGGGAAAGAAGAAATAATATGTGTGCAACTTGTGGATGTAATTATATAAATTATGAACACGAAATGGGTGCTATCAGAGGAAAGAATCCTGCTCAAACTAATACAGGTGTAGAAGTTCCTCCGATGCCACGTCAAGGTTCGGAGAACCCTGAATAATGAATAAAGACTCACGCCTTAAAAGGGCTGGGGTTTCTGGTTTTAACAAGCCAAAGCGGACTCCTAATCACCCTACTAAGTCACACGTTGTTGTGGCTAAATCTGGTTCACAGGTTAAGACAATCCGCTTTGGTCAACAAGGTGTTACTGGGGATAAGAAAGCAACACCACGTCAAGCATCTTTTAAAGCACGTCATGCAAAGAATATTGCTAAGGGTAAGATGAGTGCCGCTTATTGGGCAGACAAGGTGAAGTGGTGAAAAAGAAAGCAAAGTCTAAAGTTAATGCTGCAGGTAATTACACTAAACCTGGTATGCGTAAAGCATTGTTTAATAAAATTAAGGCTGGTTCTAAGGGTGGGGACCCTGGTGAATGGTCTGCTCGTAAAGCACAACTGCTTGCTGTTCAATATAAGAAGGCTGGCGGGGGTTACAAATAATGGCTCTTGCTAAGTCGCAACAGTCTCTTAAGAATTGGGGTTCTCAGAAGTGGAGAACTTCTGATGGTAAACCTTCTAAGGGTAAGAAACGTTATTTACCTGATGCTGCTTGGAATGCTTTGAGTCCTGCTGAGAAGGCTGCTACTAATAGGGCTAAGGCTAAAGGTAATAAAAAGGGTAAACAGTTTGTTGCTCAACCTAAGAATATTAAAAAGAAAACGGCTAAATATAGATGACAACATTTAATGAGTTAACAGAAGAAATCCTTATTAATCTTGAGGGTTTTACTATGCGTCAAGACCGCACCACATATTTGACTGCTGCTATTGATAACAATGATTTGTCTTTGGCTTTGGCTTCAGGTGACAACATTGGTAAAGGTATTCTTGAAATTGATGATGAACTTATTCACATTGACTCTGTTGACCGTTCTGACCGTTCTGCTGTTATCTCACCTTTTGGTAGAGGTTACCGTGGTACTACTGCTGCAGCACATACTGTAAATACTAAAGTTACTTTTGCACCAAGTTTTCCACGTATCTCTGTTAAGAGAGCAATCAACGATACTCTTCGTGCCGTTTACCCTAATGTTTACGGTGTAGCATCTCATACTTTTACTTTTAATGCTTCACAAAATACTTACTCTCTTCCTGTTGCTGCTGAAACAGTGTTAGCAGTTTCTTGGGATTCTATTGGTCCTTCAGGTGAATGGATTCCAATTCGTCGTTGGAGACATGACCCTATGGCTGCAACAGTGGATTATTCTAACGGTAACACTATTACTTTAAATGAGGCTATTGTTCCTGGTCGTACTGTTCAGGTTGTTTATGCTAAAACACCTACACCTCTTTCAGCCGATGCTGATGTTTTTACAACCACTACTGGTCTTGAGGAAACTAGTCGTGATTTGATTGTCTATGGTGCTTCGTATCGTATGGCATCTTTCCTTGACCCTGGTCGTTTAACATTTACTTCTCCTGAAGCAGATGCTAATGACCAGACACGTCCGTTTGGTTCTGGTACAAGTACTGCAAGATATTTGTTGGCTTTGTATCAGCAACGTTTACAAGAAGAAACTAACCGTCTAAATGGTAAATATCCAGTAAGGGTTCATTATGTCTAGAAAGTATTCCAGCGTCTCTCTTGAGACTGAAGTTGTTGGTTCTTTAACAACAACTGCCACAACTATTACTGTTGCTAATGCAACGAATTTACTTGGTGGTATTAACCCAGCGTCTATTAACACAACTGATGATTTCATTGTTGTGCTTGAACCTGAAACATCTTCTGAGGAAATTGTTAGGGTAACAGGTGTTTCTTCTAACACTTTGACTGTTGTTCGTGGTCACGATGGTTCAACAGGTAAGACACATTCTTCTGGTGCCAAGGTTCGCCATATGGCTATCGGTGAGGATATGCGTAATGCTGCTTCTCACGTTGAGGCTACTGCTGTTCACGGTGCTACTGGTGCTGTGGTTGGTACAACTAACACACAGACTTTAACTAACAAAACTATCAGTGCTGCAAGTAATACTATTAGTGATATTGCTAACGCTAACATTGCTGCAGGTGCAGCGATTGCTGATACTAAACTTGGAACAATTTCTACAGCGAATAAGGTTCAGAACTCTGCTACTACTGCTACTTCAAGTAACTCTGGTTCAGCAATTGTTTCTCGTGATTCTTCAGGTAACTTCTCTGCTGGTGTTATCACAGCAAATGTTACTGGTGCTTTAACAGGTAATGCTTCTACTGCAACAACTCTTGCTACTGGTAGAGATTTTCAAATTGTTGGTGATGTTGAGGCTTCAGCCCAATCATTTAACGGTTCAGGAAATGTTACCTTAACAACAAGTATTGCTAACGGTGCAATTGTTAACGCTGATGTTAACGCATCTGCTGCGATTGCTGCAACTAAGATTGCTGGTACAGCAATTACTGCTGCAGATACTGGCACTGTTACTAACACAATGTTGGCTGGTTCAATTGCCAACGGCAAGTTAGCAACTGACCCTCTGGCTCGTGCTAACCATACTGGTACACAACTAGCATCAACTGTTTCAGATTTTGATACACAGGTTCGTACTTCTAAAGTAACTGACCTTGCTGCACCTACTGGTTCATTCTCTATGAACTCACAAAAAATTACTAACCTTGCCACACCAACATCTAATGCTGATGCTTCTACTAAAGCATATGTTGATACTTCTATCAGTAACCTTATTGATGGTGCCCCTGGTACTTTGGATACTTTGAATGAGATTGCTGCAGCACTTGCTGATACAGCGAACTTCTCTGACACTGTTGTTCTGAAGGCTGGTTCTACAATGTCTGGTGCCCTTGCTATGGGTACTAACAAGATTACTGGTCTTGGTACACCAACTAACTCAGCAGATGCTGCAACTAAAAACTATGTTGATACTGTTGTTATTGCACCAAGTAATCTTACTGGTGTTATTACCTCTGTTGGTGCTGCAACTTCTATTGCTTCACAGACTGGTACTGGTTCAACATTTGTTGTACAAGACACACCAACTTTAACCACACCTGTTTTGGGTGTTGCTACTGCAACATCTATTAACGGTACAACTATTCCAAGCACTGCAACCTTAGTTACTACTGGTGATACTACTTTACTTGTTCCAAGTCAAACAGGTCAATCAGGTAAATATTTAACAACTAACGGTACAGCATCTTCTTGGGATACTGTTTCTAGTGGTTCAGCAACTTATTATCAAACTTCAGCCCCAACTGCTACAGCAATTGGTGAGTTGTGGGTTGATTCTGATGCAACAGCATCAATTTTAAATACTAACGATTTTGTTCAAAAGACAGATATTTACTCAGAAGCGATTCATCCGTTCGTGATGATGGGAGCGTAAGGAAAACTAATGGCAATCACATATAAGGTGCTAGGTCAATCAGCACCATCAGCAACAACCAACACAGATGTTTATACTGTTGGAGCAGGGAAGCAAACAACTATTTCTACTATTACGGTTTGTAATCGTGGAACATCTTCAGCAACGTATCGTATCGCTGTTAGACCTAACGGTGCAACAATAGCAAACGAACATTACATTGCCTATGATGCACCTATTGGTTCTAATGATTCTGTTACTTGGACTATTGGTATGACTGTTGATGCAGCAGATGTTGTTACTGTTTATGCGTCTACAGCAAACTTGTCTGTTAATATCTTCGGAGCGGAGATTGCGTAATGGGTGTTAAATCAGCAACGGCTTTTGGTTTGACTAGTGGTTTAGAACCTGCAATGGTTTTTTTAACTACTCAAACTTTTTCTGGAGTAACTTCTGTATCTTTACCTAATAATACTTTTACTGATACCTATGACAATTATTTGTTATTTATGACTGTCAATGCTAACTCAGCAGATACTCAAATAAGAATGAAAATGAGAGCCTCTGGAACAGATTTTAGTGGTAGTGATTACAATTTTGCTTATGCGCGTGCAAGGTCTACTGCACAAAGTATTGACACAGGTGGCTCAAGCAATACAAGTTTTTATCTTGGTGAAGTTGAAAGTGCTTTTAATGGTCGTGCTGCATACAAAATGGATATAATTAGTCCAAAACTTTTGGATAGAACAAGATACTTTGGTATCGCTGTTGATTCTGATACAGCAAGTAATTACGCTGCTGGTACTGTTGGTGGGGTTCTTAATAATGCTTTGGCTTATGACTCAGTAACTGTGATTGCTGATACTGGAACTTTTGGTGGTTTTTATTCTGTGTACGGTTACAACAAATAGGAGTATGACAAATGGCTAAACAAGCGTACGTGTATTCTGGAACCGACTGGGTTCCTTTAGCATCTGAGGTTACTAACCTTTCTGCTTATCAGACTAAAGCATTAAACCAGTTTCCTTACAGGAATTTATTAATTAATGGTGATATGCAGGTTGCACAACGTTCAACTTCTGTTGCCTCTATTACTGCTTCTAGTTATAATACAGCAGATAGATGGAGATTTTCTAATAGTTCTACTATGGGAACTTGGACACAATCTGTAGAAAACGATGCACCAACAGGTTCAGGTTTTAGAAAATCTTTAAAGATGCTTGTTACTACAGCAGACGCTTCACCTGCTGCTGGGGATTATGTTTTTATTAATCAAAAACTTGAAGGACAAAATGTTCAAGTAATCAAAAAAGGTACAGCAGCAGCCGAACAATTAACTGCTTCTTTTTGGGTTAAATCAAATGTTACTGGTACCTATGTTCTTGAAATTTTTGATAATGATAATTCTCGTCATAC